GTCCCCAGAAAACTGAGCTACTTTAGATTTAATTAAAGTTCTTTTTATTGCTGGATGAAATATAAAACCAAGTTTACCATTAAGTGCATGATCTACTTCTATTTCATACTCCATATTTATTAAAGTATCAAATGTAGGGACAGCCCCACTTAAAGCATAAGTATTAATATCATCTGTATTAGCAATACCTTTAGGCTGACTTGCAGAACCAGAACCTCTTAAGCATATTCTATCAATTTCAAGGGCAATACCAGAAGCTATATCTCTTCTTACAAGAGCTTCACCAGAAGGTTGTGCCATTCTAATAAACTGATTTGACATTTTAACCATTGCAGCTACTTTTTTAGGTGATAAAGTAATCTGACCAAGAGTTAATTCACTATCAGTGATAGCAGCATTTTCTCCTACCCAATATACTGTAGTCCCACCAGTCTGTTTTGGTATTTCTATAGGATTCCCATAAAGATTATCCATTATAGAAGCTCCCATAGAAGCAACTACAAGTTTTTCTCTAAGTAATTCTATAATATCCATAATCTGTTCTGTAGGAACAATATAACCACCAGCAGTATCACTACCTATTGATTGTGCTTTTGTTCTCATATTATCAAAAACTTCTTTTTCAAAACCAGCTCTTGTCCAATCTCCAGTAGAAATTGCACCAATAGCTTTTAAATAAGAAAATTTTTCTTTCTGTTCATTTACACCAGGAAGACTAAACTGTGCCATTCTCTGTTTAGAAAGCTCTTCCATTTCTTTAACCCTTGTAGCAAGTTCACTATTATTACTAATTAAAGTTTCTATTTTTTTAATATCTTCTTCCCTTGATTTCTGAAGAATTTCTCTCTGTTTTTCCATCTGCTCTTCCAACATCTTTTTCATTTCTTCCATTTTAATCTCTCCTTATTTTTATATTAATTATTTTTTACTATTTAATTCTTTTCCTTAATTCATTATCTTTAAGACTGAACAGGAAATATTTCTTTTAACTTTTTTGTATCTACTTCAAATAATTCTTTTGCATATTCTATAAATTCTTTTTTAAATTTATCTTTTTCTTCTTCTATACTATTATTATCGTTACTTTTGTTATTTTGCTTTATTAACTTATCTTTTAACTCATCTATTTTAATAAGTATATTTTCTAAATCTTTATTAAATTTTTCTGTTAAGTTATCTATTGCTTTTAAAAAATCTTCTTTATTAATATTGTTTTCTATAGTTTCTTCTTTTATTTCTTTTTCACTTATATCTTTTTCTATATCTGTTTTAATTAAAGAAGAATCCTCTTTTTTTTCTTCTTTTTCAATAGTTTTAAAAACTTCTTCACTATATTCTTTAATTATTGTTTTAGTAATCTCATCTATATTTTCTGGTATTTCTTCTATACTTTTTTGTAATGCCTTAGGATTTGCAGGAACAAGAACTTGACTTACTTCAAGAAGTTCTACGTCTGTAAATTTTCTATAAGGTTTTTTACCAGCTTTAATAGCTTCTCCATCTTTTTCCCAATCACATTCTTCCACTGCATAAGGAAGAAAACCAACACTATAAGCGGCCATTTTATATTTAGATGCAAGTAAATAAGCAAAATCTGCTTCAGCGTTTCCACAATTTACAAAATATTTAAATTTACAAGTTAATTTCCCATCTTCTATTTTTACATTTTCTGCCATACCTATTTGTTTTAAAAGACTTCCATAATTATGAGATGATAATAGTACTCCATGTTTTTTATAATTATTTAGTCTTTTTTTATAAGCATCTGCAAGAATAACTTCACCATATCTATCAATAGTTTCATCAGAAACTACTGCTTCTACTGTAAACTTTTCTTCATCTACACTTTTAATTTGTCCTATAAAAATTTTTGTTTTTTTCTCCATAATTATAATCTCCTTTATTTAATATTTACTATAGGTATTGTAATACAACTACATCCAATAATTTCATTAAGAGGTGCTTTAGGGTCTGTTGGGTATTTCATAATAAACTTATCTGAAAAAGAATCCCCTAATTTAACAATTTTTCCGTTTATAGATTTATGTGTCTCTCTTCCTATTTCTGATTTAGAAATCCACTTACTATGAGTAACACCAATATTTTTCATATGTATATATCTTGTCCCATTAATAATGGAGTTTACCTCTGTTTTTGCCATATTTTTAATTCTATTTGATAATTTATTATAATATTTTTTTATTTCTTCTATTAAATTTTCTTGTATACTATTATTATCGTAAGAATTTTCTATTATCTTTATTAAGTTATTTTTTATTGTATTAATAATATTAATTGGGATATGATCTAATCTATTATTAATTAATTTTGTAATTTCTTCATTAGAATCTATTAAAGAATCTGATACAACTTCTTCATTTAATAATTCTAAACCTATATTAGAAGACATATTGTAAATAAGTGTCAATATTTTTTTCAACTCTTTTTCTTCTTCATTAAAAAAATCTAATATATCTTTTTTCTTATAAGATATATTTTGTAGTATCTTTTTTCTCTGCTCATAAAATATTTTTTTTAATTTATTAATAGCAATATTTTCTATAGGTATTTGTTTTGCTACAAATCTTGACCATAAAGCATCTTCTCTATTTGATAAATTTATTGTATCTTTTTCTTCTTCTTTTCCATTATTTTCTTCATTATCTTCTATTGGCTCTTCTTTTGGTTCTTTTTCAGTATTCTCTGAATTATTTACATCTCCATTTAATATAGATTCTATAGGAACCATTCCTACTCTTACAAACCAAGTATTCCCCCAAGGTAATTCAGGAAAACCTAAATCAAGTTTTTTATTAATTTCATTTAAAGGAAATCCAATATCAGCTAAAGTTTTAGCCATATTAGTTTTTAATTCATAATCTTCCCTTAAACACTCAATTGAACTAATATCAAAAGCAGCCCAAATTTTTCCTTGTGTAGAAGATAATTTAGAAAAAAACCTTGCCCACAATTTTTCTTCTATTATTCTACATATAGGAAGTAAAGTTTCTTCCCAAAAAGCTTTATGGGCCATACGAATACCTTCAAAAGACTGCATATTTTTATAATTTCCTAATACAACTTCATTTGTTTTAAACGCTGCTAATATTTCTCCTCTTGTTACATCTTTTAAAGATATAAATTCCATATCTCTTTGAGACATATTAGAAGAAGTAAATTTTGCATCCCCCTCTATTAAAGCTATTCTATGTGATCTACTATATCCTTGATGTCTTTCATTAAATTGTTCAAGAATCCTATCAAATTGTTCTTGTGTTAATGACTCTGATACAGAAATCATACCCCCTATAGAAGCACCATCTTTAAAGAAATTTTTATTATATTGGGAGGCAAAATAGTCTTGTTCTACTCCAAGTTTTGAAGCATTAATTGGGGATAATCCTCTAATATCATCATAAGGATTAAAATATTTAAATTGTAGAATTTCCCAAGAGGCAAAAGGTATTTTATTTTTAATATCCATATTTCTTTGTGGATTATATAACCAAACACCATTCCACTTATTATTTTCATCAAGCATTGGCTCAAATCTTTCTGAATTAAAACAATAAATTTCTTTTGGTATTTGTGTTATATTTTCTCTTTCTATTATCCAAAAAGAATCCCCATATAATTCAAGATAACCTACAGTTGATCTTATTAATTCTCCTATAGTTGTAAAAGGATTAGGATTTAAAAATAAATTATAAAGTTCTCCATTTTCTATTAGTTTTTTTGTAAGATTAGGTCCCTCTTTATATAAACATAAAGGTGTTCCAGAAATATTTTGTAATTTAGCATTAATAGCAGCAAAAACCCAAACACTCTTAGCATATGGATCTTGTATATTTAATTCTCCAGAAGAATTTAAATATTCTCTTAAAGACCTATACATTTTTGAATCATCTGGAAGAGACCCTACAGATTTATTGTTTTGTTCCTTTATTAAAGCTAATTTATTATTAGCTTCATTTAAATAATGAATATTTAAATCACCCCAATCTTTACTTTCCATTTATTTCTCCTAAGTATATTGTAGATTTAACTACTATACTTTTTATAACCATCTTACTCTATAAGTTGCTATATTATGTAAATGTGTAAATATCATATAACGACAACTATCACAACCATGATCTGCATAAGGTATAGGCTCATCTAATATTAAATTTCTTTTTGTATCTTTTTTATAACTATATCCTTTTAATTCTTTAATTAATTCTGAACTATCTTCAGTAATATGCATTTTCATTCTTTTTACAAAATCTATACCATTCTTAACATCTTTTAAAGCTGTTTTACAATTAAAACCAGCTTGTCTTATTTCTTTAATTCTATCTGGTTCAGCACTATCAGCATATATTGGTCTATTTCTTTTGTTTTCTGGAATAGCTTTTTTCATTTCCTCTATTAATTGTGTATTTGTAAGACCTGTTCTATGAATTAATTCTTCAATCCATACTTCTCTTTCTTTATATACTCCATGAACTAAAGAAGATGGTGCATTAAAACCAAAATCTAATCCATATATATCATTACTAAAAGTATCAGGAAAAGTTTTAATAATATTCCACATAGAAGGAGAATAAACTAAATCCTCTAATTTACCCCACTCTCCTAAAGCATACACTCTATAATAATTTATATCATAATCTATAGCTTTCTCATAAAAATCTATAGCTTCTTCTGGAAGAAAAGGATTGTCTTTATATGTAGAGTGTATTTCTATAACATCATCATGTTTTTCTAATAATTCAGTTTTAATCCAATGAGACTCATCAATAGGATTAAAACTTAAAAACATTTGATTCATTTTTCCATCAGTAATTGGTGCTCTTAATCTACCACGAATTAATTGATAATCTTCATAAGTAAAATCTGTTGCTTCTTCTAACCAGATGTAATTAAATTCCTGGCTTTTTATTTTATTAGGATCATCAACAGAGCCTAAGTGCATTAAATTATTATTAAATTTATAATTTAACATTACTTTTTCAAATTTAATTCTATCATTAACACCAAAATCATCAAAAACTCTTTCTAAATATAATAACACTGACATTCTTAAAGAAGGTAAAGATTTTCTTGCTAATAAAAACTTTTTATTTTTTTCAGTTAAAAATTTATATACCATTAATTGACATAAAGCATGTGTTTTTCCACTTCCTGCTCCACCTCTATTTACCACTATAGGATATTTACATTCCATATTTTTTATAAATACAGGTGTAACTTGTGGAGTAACTAAATTATATTCTTGCTTCTCTTTTTTAGCCATAAATTAATTTAAAATCTCTCCTTCAATAATATCATCTTCTTTAGTTCTTATATTTAATTCCTTCTGGTTGTTTTTTTCTGGTAAAATTTTTATTTCCCCAAATTCTTTTTTAGGTCTCCCTATTTTCTTTTCTAAATTTTCTCCTATTTGTACTGGCATTAATTTTATATAAAGTGGTTTATCAATACTACTTCCAGGTTTCTTTTGTGGAGATTCTATATAACCTCTATCTTGTCCATGACATTTAAGTTTAAACATTATAGCAAGTAAATTTCCTTCTTTTACTTTATGCATTAATTGTGATTCTGCAATATCTAATGAATCTTCCCTTGCATCAAATAAAGCTTCTCTATATTCTTTAGTTCTTTTAATTAAATTTCTTGTTCTATCAGGAGATACTTGTAATTCTTCTGCTATATCTTTTATATAACCACCACAACCCCTAATAATAGAAATAATTTCTTCTTTAGATAATTCTATATTTTTAGGGGCTTTTCTTTTTTGTGGTCTTTTTTCTCCTTCTTTAGGAAGTTTTATTTGTCTTTTTTTCATAAATTTTTTATACCTTTTAATTATTTTTTCTAATGATTGTTAATTATTATAATAAAAACATCGGTATTATCATTCACCTTTCTTGTGGCTCTTATTAAGCCACCCGAATCTATTGGTTATTAGTAATCTTCCGGTGGCTTTATCAATTCTTTCAAAGCATCAATATCTTCCTGAGTAATCTCTTCTTTATTCAATGCCTTCAAAGAATTTAACACCAACGGAATCCCATATTGTGCAGCTAAAGCTAAAATCTGAGTGATTAAAGTTATTGTTACTGTTTCCATGATTAATCTCCTTTTACTCTATTTTGGGTAAATCAGTGCCGAGCAATCCTGGTTGGAATCTATTGACAGAATCTGCAAACATAGACCAAGCTCCTATAAATTCTGTTATAGCTATTGTAAGTTGATTATATACATCCTTATCTTTTGTCTTATTATACACACTTAAAGATTTAGCGGCAATCTGATAAGGAGCATAGAACTTGTTTGCATATTCATTAATAACCAATCTCTGTTCTGTAGATATTATACCTTGCTTCTGTAGACTTGCAACTGTTTTCATCCCTGTATCATAACCACTTCCTGCTATGTACATTGTTTTATAGATTGTTGGTGTTATATCATTAGAAGCACAACCAGTAAGCATTAAGGTTAATATAAGCATAACTATATAAACTGAAACTTTGAAATTCTTCATTTCTCTTCTCCTTTATTTTCTTCTAAAACTTTTGCTGTTACATCAGATTTTTGAATCATTGGAGTATCCTGTTTCACAACCCCACCAGTTACATTAAATGACTTTGCTAAAAATCCACCCACTACTGAAAATATAGCTCCTATAAATTGTTGCTTTGTTGGCATTTGCCC